TCACATACACAGACACACACGCACACACACACACACACACATACACATACTTACAAATACAAACTCAGATTCGGGCGCTTACCATCGCCAGAGGGTTTGATTAGTTTGTCGATCACTTCATTCGAAACCGAAAATGGAAAGGCTACCTTCAACGACAACTCCTTTTCGAACAATTGTGTGTCTGGCTTGATGAGACGATACAGGTTGAGCTTTCGGTAAACGACTTCAAGGCAACGCTTCAAGTTGCGAACACCTTCCTCTTTATCGGTGTAGCTTTCAACGATATGCTCGATCACCGAATCAGGAATGACGATGTCGCCTTCACGAAAACCGACTTGTGTGCAGATCTTTGGAATCAAGTATTTTTGCGCAATTTGCGTCTTGTCCTTCTTGTTGTATCCGGCGGTATTTATACGATACATTCTATCGAGCAGAATCGGGTTGACCTTGCTTTCGTCGTTGTAACTGAAGATGAACAGACACTTGCTCAAGTCAAAGTCGATCTCTGCAAAGTAGCGATCGTGGAATTGAGAATTCTGACTCGTGTCGGTCAAATGAGTCAGAATTCCGACGATTTCATCGCCTTTAGCAGTTTCGCTGATTTTGTCGAGCTCGTCGAAGTAAATGACCGGGTTCATAGAACCACTTTGTATGAGGATTTCCACGATCTTACCCCAAGTACTGCCTTCGTAGGTATACGAATGACCCTCTAGAAAGCTGCTGTCTGTAGCACCACCCAGCGCTATGAACGCAAAGTCTCTGCCAAGAATCTTGCTGATCCCCTCCTTCACGAGGGACGTCTTTCCAGTTCCCATCGGACCCTGGATTGCAATCGCACTTCCCATCGCACCTGGATTTGAGATCCACTGACCGACCATCTGCATGATTTGCAGTTTGGCATCGTTGAGACCGTATACTGCCTGATCGAGCGTAGCCTTTGATGCTTCCATGAACTCGCTGCATTTCTGGAGTCCATCTTCAATCGTAAGAGGCAAGTTCTTTCGGTGATTGAATGGAATCTTCATGAAGGTGTCAACCCAGTTCTTCACCTTGTAATACTCGCCACAACCTGGCTCCATAGTACGCAGCGAATTGATCTTTCGCATGGCAATCGCTTTGAAGGCGATAGGAATGTCGGTTTCAAGCAAAGTCAGTCGGTATGGCTTCTCGATAATGCTGACTGCGTGGATCTTCTTCAAATCCTGAATCACCTTCTTCTGCTCATCTTGTGACATGTGACGACGGAAGTAGCGCAAATCGTTGGTAGAATTCTTCTTTCGCAACAGAGTCTTGAACTCCGTGACATTCATCTTGTCACGCATCTTCTCGTCCGTGCGAAGTTGGAGTTCGATGTTTCGCTGCTGGTTCTTCATGTCTTCAATTTGCTTTTTCATGAACTTGTTCGAAGTCATCGCATCGCTTGACGAAATCTCCGTCATCTTTTGAATTGCATCTTTGATGTCGCTGAGTTTTTGACGATTCTTAGCACAGCGCGCTTCGATATCTTCTTGTTTCTTTTTCATTTGCTTTTGTTTTCGTTCATCTCGACCCTCGCTACTGTTGTCGTCACTTTCGCTGTCATCGTCGTCGTAACTCTCATCATCGTCATCTTCGCTGTCATCATCTTCGCTGTCATCGTCTTCGCTGTCTTCGTCTTCCTCTTCTTCGCTGTTGTCTTCGGTATTGTCTTCGTCGCTGCTGTCTACACTCTCTTCGCCAGATTCTTCTTCATCGTCGGTCAACTCAAGCTCTTCATCGTCGTCTTCATCACGATGACGCTTTCGAGATTCAGTCTTTTTGTTTTCAGCCGCAACAACTGCAGAAATAACAGACGACGCCAAAGCTGATGCGAGTTTCCCAACAACCATTTCCGTCATAGAAGATTTTCCACGCGATTTTGACGAGACAGCTGTTTCTGCATGCTTTGATCTTTTCCCCGTGAAATGTTCTTCGTCTAGTATGATGAGATTGCATGGTTTAGACGATTTAGACCATGTACGGCGTGAGATTTGTGAATCGACATGAGAAGAGTTGTCGGACTTGGAAGAACCGGTAGATGATACGCTGGAGTCGTCGTCGTCAGTTTCTGGTTCAGGACGATTTGGATCGTCTGAATGTTTTTTGTATTTCTTCTCGAGCGACGACGCGAACAGCGCATTCAAACGCGAGATTCCATTCTTGCTTTTAGGCGTTTTCTTGATAATAAAAGGGCTCATTATAATCTTCTAAGTTGTCCAAATGAATTGACCATGCATTTAGAATATTGAATGAATTTCATTTCAATTTTTTTCATTTTAGAGGACAGAGATTGATCGACTTTGAAAGTCGATACTTTCAACTCACAGAATATATTTATTCTATCTAATTATGATTTAAATAATAGATAAAATAAAAAATTGAAAACAATCTAAATATTATAATAGTTATATAAGAAGACCACCGAAAGGTTATTTTGTTAGTTTCAAATTAACAAATTTGTTTAAATGGCCGATTTTCAGAGATCAAAAAACCCTGCAAATGTATCAAAAATTATTGGAATTCAATTTAGTATAATGTCTCCAGAAGAGATTGTAAAAGGATCCGTTGCAGAAATTACAAATAGAGAAACATATGTCAATAATAAACCCGTAATCGGCGGGTTATTTGACCCGAGAATGGGTCCTCTTGACCCCGGAATGATCTGTCCAACCGATGGTTTGGATTATATGAAATGTCCTGGTTATTTCGGTCATGTAAAACTGGCTAGACCAGTATTTTACTATCAATATATTGGAACGATTGTGAAGATTTTGCGATGTGTGTGTATCAAATGCAGTTCGTTGCGTATTAGCAAATCTGCAAATAAGCAGTTACTCACACTTTCAGCTGACGAGCGTTGGACGCAAGTATTTCGACTTGCAAGCAAGATTAAGCGTTGTGGCGAGGATACAGAAACTGGTTGTGGTTGTCTTCAGCCGAAGCGTATTACAATTAAGGCCGGTCTTGGAAAAATTTACGCAGAATGGGACAACGTGAAGGGTGTTTTAGAAGAGTCGACATTAACGACGATTGCCGGAAGTGCGGCTGAGGCGGATAAAGACGGTTCATTATCCATGAAACTTACACCCGAAATCGTAATTAAAATTTTTCGAAGAATCAGCGACGAAGATGTTGAATTTATGGGATTCAGTCCAATATTTTCTAGACCGGATTGGATGGTCTGTCAGGTTCTTGCGATACCTCCTCCTGCAGTTCGCCCGTCTGTAAAAATGGACGGTTCACAAAGAAGTGAAGACGACATTACTCATATTATTGTGAATATTATCAAAGCAAATACGACTCTACAAGAGAAGATGAACGAAGGCGCACCGGCAAATGTGATTGACGGTTGGCATATGATGTTGCAATATTATGTCGCAACCCAGGTAAACAATAATATTCCTGGATATGCACCAGTTGCGCAGAGATCTGGTCGACCCCTCAAATCTATCCAAGAACGCCTGAATGGTAAGCAGGGACGTGTTCGTGGAAATTTGATGGGAAAACGTGTGGACTTTTCAGCGCGTTCAGTCATTACTCCTGATCCAAACTTATCGATTCGCGAATTGGGTATCCCTCTTAAAATTGCGAAAAATATTACGAAACCAGTTGTAGTAAATGACCGCAATAAGAAATTCTTGCTTCGTTTGACTCGAGCTGGTCCTGATGAGTATCCTGGTGCTAAAATTCTGGAAAGAAAGACCGGTGAATCTATATCACTTCGTTATGCTGATCGTGCAAATATTATGTTGAATAACGGCGATGTCGTTCATAGGCATATGATGGACGGTGACGCAATTCTATTTAACAGGCAACCTACACTTCATCGCATGAGCATGATGTGTCATATTGCCCGCATTATGTATCAAGGAGATACCTTTCGTATGAATGTTGGCTGCACCAAGCCATATAATGCAGACTTCGATAAACATCTCTGTCGAAAACAGGAGGCGTGAAAAGCGTGTTACCTCCTAGTCAAAAGTTATTAAAGTTATATGTATTATATTAATAATGACGTGCCACCACAAAAATATATATTTATCAAATGAAATTTTATGTGATTCATCAAAAAGATATTGTGAGATTTACAAGATACAAAACAAAACCACAAATAAGGTTTATGTAGGCCAAGCAGTATCTCACATATTGAACCATAACAAATATCGACCATATGGTCATATTGGGCGGTTTAAAACTCATATATCTGAAGCATTTTCAACCAAAAAACATCAATCACATTATTTGAATAATGCTATTCGTAAATACGGTAAGGACGATTTTACGATAGTTATTTTAGAATATTGTGATGTTGAAAATGCTAACGAACGAGAGAAATATCACATAATTTCAAACAAAAGTATATTTCCGTATGGTTACAACCTAAAAATTGGAGGACAATCAGATTTTACGCATTCAGATGAAAGTAGAAAAAGAGTCTCCGATGGGTTAATTAATCATTACAGAGATACAAAATATATTCGTTTCAAGGATATTCAGTTGTCTTCATTC